TGTTTTTATGCCAATCTTCAACAGATTTATTTGTGTTACAAGATGTGCAAAATTTATTAGTGTGTTTCACTCCAATCCCCTCCTATTTTATATTCACCATCAAGAGGACATCTCATATTAAAATGTTCTCCTGCTTGTTTCAAGCTATCCACTGCCAGTTGTCCTACCTTGTTAGCATTACATTCTGGTACTTCAATCTGCCATTCGTCATGAATATTAGCTACAAACTTATGTGGTACACCAGTTATCTTAAGTCTTGCTTCAAGTATCTCTAATCCTTTCTTCATTACAATAGCACCACCACCTTGTAGTAAACTATTTAATGCAGCGTGTTCGTGTCGTATATAAATCTTACGACCATCTATTCCCATTAAGTATCCTCGTTTTGCAGCTCCTTGTACTTTTTCCTTAAGAGTTTTAAATGTGGGGAGATTATCGAGAAAGCGTTCTTTAAGTTCTTTACCCTGCTTTCTTGATCCTCCAACCACACTTCCAATCTTTTCATCTCCTGCTCCGTATACGAGGGCATAGATGAAAGTCTTTGCTGTATCTCTTGATTCAAGACCTGCAAGTTTTTGATTAGTTGTGTGTATGTCTCCGTTGACCACTTCATGTATGTACTCCTTATCGTTCATGTAATGTGCTAACATTCTAAGTTCTAACCCTGAAGCATCAACCCCGAGCAGAACATTCCCTTCGTCTACAGTCCAACAAGCTCTACATTCTTTACCGAAAGGACTGTATACTGCCGGTATCTGAGCCATGTTTGGATGGTTGTGAGACATACGACCAGTAATAGTTCCGTTAGGAATGACTGAACCATGTACTCTACCATCATCTTCTAGTGCATCCAACCATGATTGTATCTGAGCAATACGCTTTTGATACAGTAGGAAGTCTGCAATTAGTTTGGCTTCGTGTATGTGGGTAATCTTTTTAAGTGTACCCTCGTCTACAATCGGCTGACCTGTAGGTGTAAAACGTTTAGGTTTCCAACCTACCTCAACAAGATACTCACCAATCTGTTTACGACTACCTAAGTTAAACTCTTTAAGTTCTTGTCGCATGAATGGTTTGTAGTTTTTTGTAGCTATACAGTTATCATATTCTTCAGGTCGTAATCCTGACTTAGATAACTCACCATCTTTCTTGAACTTAGGTACAACTAGTTTTACATCAACCATTCTAGGTTTGAATGTACGCTGTACTTCTTCTACTATTTCATTCATCTTAGTTTTAAGTTCAGCCAGTAAAGTTGTAGCCTGTCGTTCATCAAACTTGAACCCGTTGTTTTCTTGATCGGACATTATCCGAGCAACTCTGTGTTCAAGATCAATTGATTGTTGACTAAACCCTACTTGTTCTTGAAGTAATGCATAGTAAACTAATTCATTTAGTTTAACATCGTTGACACAATACTCTAGCATTTGTGGTGTATACTCATCAAAGTCTAAAGGTTGTTCTTGTTTTGCAAAGTTGACACGATAACCCCATGTCTTTAAACTGTGCCCGTTTTCTCGGATGGGTTTAAATAATCTAGACATAACAAGAGTATCTTCAATGTTCTTGTGATATAAATCTACACCAGTTAGTTTCTTAATAACATCTAAATCAAATCTTAAGATGTTGTGTCCTATTAGTGTATCGGCATTACTCAGAAACTCTATGCCTTCTGCTAGTCTGTCGGGTGTAAACTCATATACCTCACCACCAACTTCTTTGGCTACAATACAATGTAGCTTCGTTGGTTTGAGACCATCACACTCTATGTCAAATATAATTTTAGAATTCTGTGTTGTCAAATGTTTCCTCCTCTGATAACTCAAAGAGTCTACCAGTTTCGTTATTGTAACGTAAGCTACAGGCTAGTCCAGTATCACCAGTGTATCTTGATTTAAGTACACGTACCTTCGTAGTGTTAGCTTCGTCTTGATTCTCTGCTTGTTGATTACGTTCTAGTGCAATCACACAATCAGATAGTTGTGCTATTCCTGCTGAACCTTTGAGGTGTGACAGGGATACTTCGATACCCTGCTCATGTCCTTTATCACCGGATGCCCTACGTAAGTGAGATACAAGTATCATACCTACACCAGTCTCTTCTACCAGACTACGTAATTTATTCATCAGTGAATCAATACCTCTACGTTCATCACCTTCACCCATAACATTGACTAGCATATGTAGATGATCTACAACGACCCACTTACATTCACAACCTACAATAATATATCGTAGCTTAGAAAATACTTCATCAATCTCTGTGACCCCAAGATGGGCATGAATAAACACACGACCTTTGGGTATGACTTTATCAAACAGATTAGTTAGTTGTTCTTCACTATACTGTTCTCGTCTTTCGTTAAGATACACTCTATCATTAGCTTCGATAGATATAATACCATCAGCAGTTCGTAGCCAGTTCTCTTCAAGAGCAACAATACCTACGTTGTCTTCAGTATTTTTAATCAGCCAGTGTTCAAGCTCACGAGTCACACTAGACTTACCTAGTCCTGTGCCACCTGTCAGAGTTACTAACTCACCTTTACGCATACCAAATAGTTTCTTGTTGAGACCTTCCCAAGGATAAGCTATGCTTTCCTTAGTTTCTCGGTGTAACCACTCAGACTTCTGAGCAGACAATTCCATGATACCTGATGGTGTGTAGGTTCTAGCTTCCCACCACGCAGACATGAAGTCTTGAAACTTCTTCTGTCTAAGCATATCGTTAGCATCTTTACATCCATTCGGTAGTGTAACTATCTTAGCCTTGCCCGGTTTTAATATACGGGCAACCTTTCTAGCCGCTTCTTTACCTGCCTTGTCATTATCAAAACATAATACTACGTTCTCAAATGATTCAACAAACTCAATGCTTTCTCGTATATCTTTAACAGCACCTGATGCACCACGCTTTAACGAGACACATGCCCACTTTGACTGCATCAATTCATAAGCAGCCATAGCATCACACTCACCTTCAACAATTGTTAGATACTTACCACCAGTATTTCGGAACAACTGTTCCCCAAATAAACCAGTGCCTTCATACGTACCTGCAAATGCAAAGTTCTTGTTGTCTACAAAACGTGTCTTAGTCCCAACCACTTCGTTACCATTGAAGAATGGATAGATGTGTTGAGATACTTTGTTATCTGTACTTACTACTCTTCTTACTCCATACTTCTTAGCTGTGTCTTCAGAAATACATCTGTCTGTAAGAGCACCAAAACTACCAGTATATGTGTTAAGAAAAGTATTACTTACTTTAGGTTTAGGATTTGTGTCCATAATTTTACCATCACAAGCATCAATATAATTAGGAAAGTGTGTCTCACAGCTAAAGCAATGAGCAGACTTGTCCTCGTTCATAGACACAGGATCAGAGCCACCACATGAAGGGCAGGGTAATTTATGTCGTACGAATTTACTTTGTTCTTGCATTCTATCTCCTTTAGAAAAGTGGCTAGGCTTTTACACCTAGCCGAGTTATTTATTTTGAAGATTCTTTGTCAGTCTCTTCGGCTGGTTCGACTATAGCTTCGTCTCTACCCTTAAGCAACTCTTCTAAGTTAGCTCTGTGAGTACGACTAGCAAAGTCTAAGGCTTCAATAATGACTTGTAAGCTACCAACCTTTTGTACTATAACAGTAGCTTCCTTCTTCACTGTATCATCCGTAATGTTATTAACATCAAAGTTGGTAGTGCCATCATCATTGTTAATAGTAATGATCATTAGAATTCTTCTCCATCGGATAAGAACTCATCACCATCACCATTCTTGTAAGGCACAAGATCGGTAATCATTACTGCCTGTAAATCTAATCCTGTGTAAGGACCAAACTTACCTTCGCCACTGTATTCGTTGTACTGGACTTTAATCTTCGATCCATTACCAACAGCAGTTGTGACTTCCTGCTTCTCATCATTCATCAAACGAGGTGCAGGTCTAACCATTCCGTTAGGACCATTTACTTTACGTTTGATTATAACAGCAGGACCTTCATCCATCTGTTTTACTTTGTGTCCACGAGATGCAAACTCGTTTGCTGTCTCATCATCAACCACTAGGTTGACTGTGTACACGGGTTCAAATGTCGTATTGGGTGTAGTTATACTAGCCCAGTACGCTGTTCCTTCTAATATTGCCATATGCGTTTCCTCCTTTATAGCGTTGTTGTGAAGTTGGAAGGGTTGTGAGTAGCTACCCTAGAAGCCACAGCATTAGCTGCACCAAACCATCTGTTCAATTGGAGATAGAGGGCTTGATATGTTTGGTTACTCATTGTGATACACAGTATAACAGAATCAGTCTTGAATGTCAAGCAATATTTCTTCCATACTTATCACAGGGTTTTCAAATAAAGTAACTAAAAAATTTTCTCCATCTTTCTTTACTTCATAAGCTGCTTTACTTTCATAAAATTCTTGATAGTTATCTGCTACATAAGCTTCAAACTTTCTAAGTTCATCTCTGTCAAAGATAGCTGTTTCTCCATTAGCCATCATCCTTTCGTATATATAATTCATGCAACCTCCTGTGTTGTCCACCATATAGGCT